CGCTTTTTCGTAGACGGTGATAATGGTCGCGGTGAGAGGCACGTAGACGACCGGCACCGCGACACCGGCCCGATCCACCGCGTGCTGGCTGACATGCGGGCTGGGATTGGGGTTGGTCATGGGCGTCCCGCATGATCCGCGATTTTCGTCACGTGATTTTCTCCTTTCCTAACTGGTCCAACCCGGTTTGCGTCAGCAAGCCAAGCACATAGCCGCCACGGCCGGGATAAAATCTTAGCCACCCACGGTCGCGAAGGGTCTGGAAAGTAGGCCATGGCCAAACCGATTTCCCGACCCGGACAATTCCATCAGGGGGAAGTTCGCGAGGCTCAGCGGCCATCCAGCGAAGGGCGGCGGGCAGGTCCGGAACGGGGTCATCAGCGAGGTATTCCATCTCTGACGGCGGCTGACTGAGGCGGGTCATGGGGCGATCCTGACGGGCTGGATTTTCGTTACGCGGACAGATCGGACGGATCGGACGGATTATTTGTTATCCCGGCCGCGTGCGAGCGCGCGGGCGCGCGCGTGTGGTTGGGGAATAGCATATAATGTGTCCGATCCGTCCGATCTGTCCGGAGAATGAATAATAGCATATTTATCAATAACTTATAAGCGTGGTTACGCGGACAGATCGACAAATATCGTGACTTCATCTGTCCGATACGTCCAGTTATTGAATATACGTAAGTTATCAATAGGTTATAAAGAGAAAACTCGTCTAGACAACCCGCCATCGACCGGGGAACGCTAATGGCACACAAGAAATGTGTCATTTCAATCAACATCCATGAACGGTTTCTCTATTTTTAGCGCGATCCCGCGGAAAGCCCTCTTTTCTGCGATCTTGCTGGAAACATATCCGCGAGACACCAGGGCCTGAGAGAACCGCTTTTGCGATCCCGCATACTCGCCAGCGTCCCGGCACCAGTCCTGCCAGGACTTGAAAAGCTCGGAGGCGGTGTTCCAATCGTCACGGCGGGTCGTGCAGGTCTCCCCGATCCACTGAGCGAACGCATCCTCCGTGTCGAAATAATCAGACGTTGCGGCGAGGACGGACGCGGGGGGCTTCAAGCCAATATCCTGCCACCAGAGGCACCCATCAATCATCCATCGCAGGATCGCCGGATATTCCGCTTTCAGTTTTTCAGGTAACTCGCTGTCCCGGCTCTCGGCTGGGATCGTCACGTCGAACGGGATCATATTGAACCGGCGGCGTATCGCTTCGTCCACATTGGCCAGAGCCGGGCGATGGTTCCCGGACATAATCAACTTGAACTGCGGGACGTAAGTGAAGTGATCCTGGCGCATGAAGTTGGCGGTAATGGGATCGCCACCGGTAATGGCCTTTACGCGGGCCTCGGCCAACGCTTTGCCTTCCTCGGTCTCCTGGCTGATCACCATCCGCGCGCCTTGGAGCCGGGCCAGTTCGGTGAGATGCGCGCCCTGCGATTTGGCCGTGAAAGTTTCCGAAGGGGAATTGGTCACGTAATCGGCCACGATCGCCTGAATGGTGTTCAGAAACGTGCCCTTCCCATTCCCGCCGGTCCCGTAGGCGAAAAACAACGCATGTTCCTGAGTGCTGCCCGTCAGACCGTACCCGGCCATCCGTTGAAGATATCCTTGAAGCTCTTTGTCGCGAGCGGTCACGGTCTCAAGGAAACCGCGCCAGATCGGACAATCGGCAACGTCGGCCGGAGCGACCGCCGTCATTTTGGTCATGTGCTGCTTACTGTCATGTTCGACCAGCTCGCCGGTTTTCAGATCGACCATTCCGGCCGGGGTATTGAGCATCCAATGGTCAGCATCCCATTGGTCAACGCGGGCAGCGTGGCGGCGGTCGGAGCGGATCAGACGCTCTACAGCGGAGATGGTCTTGCTACTGGTCAAGGACGCCCTAAGCGGCCCTTTGGCCTCTCCGGACAGGGCGCGGCACGATTGGCGGATCAGGTCATGGGTCCGAAGCGTGGTGTCCTCTCGCCAGACCTCGCCGTTCCAGATCAGCCATTTACCCCATGCGGCGACATAGCGCAGCACCGACCCGAATTGATGCGAAAAGCGCAACCCCAGCGCATCATCGGAAAACTCGGGCGGCAACACCTGCGGCGTCAGATCGTGCCCATTGATTGCCTGGACGGGCACTCGTTCAGCGTTTTCCCGCGCGGCCTCGGCGACGACCTCAGGATCAAATGGAAGATCGCTCGTCATCTTTTTGCCCGCAACGCGCTATCTATTGTCAAACACGCCTCCCGAGGCGGGATATTCCGTGCCCGCGCCGCCGCCATCATGCAATCCCGGACCTCATTGTCAGACAACGAACCATCGGCCGTGAATTTTGCCACCGCCCATGTCTTGCGGTTCAGGGTGTCATTCGCCGTGCCGGATGGGGCGGCGGCAACCTGCCGGATGGCGGAGTGCAACACGGCCACCGCATAATTGCGCCGGGCAGAGCCGGAAGGCAAATCTGGCGCGGGCCTGGATGACGGCTCTGGCGGCGGCTCCATCAGGCGCAGCAACCACGGCGGGGCCTTGGGCGGCGTCACCAGCCAGGGCGGCGTGACCCATATATAGGGACGGCCAGTGACGATATGGACGGAGGGCGGGATTGTCTGGCTCAGGCGACCGCGCCGCGGATCGATGCCGGGGGCGGGATGGCCGGTCTTTCCGATAATGCGCTCACCGTCTGAATGGTCAAAAAATATCGCGACGCCGCCGCCACCCGAGCGCATCTGAGGCCGAGACGGAATCCCACCATGAACCTTGGCCAGAGCGGCGAACGCGGCCACCCCGTCTTCTTTGTGGCCACCATCGCGCGGGACATCAAGGTCAAGCCCCCAGAGGTTGGATGGCCCGAATACGACACGCCAGTTGCATCCTGGAAACCGGCGGCACCAATCTTCTATGGTGTCCAGGTCGCAAGTCGCCGCGTCAGATGCGCCCTCAAACATCCCCGCGCGGGATCGACGGCTGGCGGGATAAAGATGCCATCCAAGGAGGGCAACGGCTTCGACCTCTTGCGGGATCGGCATGACTGCACCTCAGATGGAAGCGTCGAGTAAAACCACATCCAGCGCGTGACGGTCGCGCGACGTGCCGATAAATTCCCCGCGAGCCTTGGCTTCGTCAACGACCTGCAATAGCCCGAATGCCTGCAAAGCCAGCCCGGATTTTGACGTATTGCGTTTTTCAGCAAGGGCCTCGATCCGGGATTTAACCTCGGGGGGCACCCGAAGGATGAAATCCATTCGAACCAGCGTTTCAGCTTCCTCAGACATTAGCGCCTCCGGTGAATACGTAAATCTGACGTGGTTTTGACGTATTGTCGATCCGGAAAATGCGGCGTTATCCCGATTTTCTCGGGCCATCGATCCATTCATCCCATAATTCTGGCGGCACGGTAGCGCCCGGCGCGGGGAATGATCGTGGGTCAGGATCGGCGTCAAAATCAAAAAAAGGCGGATTAAATGCCCGATCTCGGAGCGGTTGGGCAGGCTCAGGGGATCGCCGTGGAGGCGGAAACAGATCGGGTTGGCGATCCATTTCCGTCCCTCGGTTTAGCCGTTTTTTCACCGGAATTCGGGGGCGAAAGGTATCTTATCGTCCAGGTCTGGACCGCGAGACGCACCTTGACGAGAAGCGGGCCTTGCATTTTGGGACCAGTCCGGTGGCGCGGAGTTTTCCGACCGGTTTCCCGGGGAGCTTAAAAGCGTCAGATTGCCCCGGAACGCCTTGAGGACAATCTCGGTGATGTGTCGCTCATCCCCGTCCTTGGTCGTGTATTTTCGGGGTTCAATCTGCCCTTCGATGTAGACCCGGACGCCTTTGGTGACATACTTTTCCGCGATATCACCCAGCTTCGTGTCAAAGATCACGATTGGGTGCCACGCGGTGGTCTGCCGCCGCTCGCCGGATGCCTTGTCCGTCCAGCTTTCGCCGGTCGCGACCGAGAAACTGACGATTTTTTGACCGCCGTTCGTGGTTCTGACCTCCGGGTCCTTGCCGACCGTCCCGACCAAAATTGCCTTGTTCACTGATCCCGCCATTTACAGTCTCCAGGTTTGTGGGTTTTCGATACCGGTTGCCAGCGCATCCCGCGCGCGCTCCGCGTCCAAGGGAGGCACGATGGCGTGAAACGCCTGATAGGTGCCCAAGCTCATCGCCTTCTCCATCAGAGCATCAAGTTCATCGCTGAACCGTTCCAGGCCATCCCGCAGTTTCGTCAGGAAATCCTCGTCTCGGCCGGTTTCGACCATGTATGCGGGCATACGATCGTTGTAAGTGTAGAAAATTGCCTTATCGGCCTCGGCCACGAGCAGTTGACCCTGCACCTGACACCGATAAGCGTCCTCAGCGCCGAGCAAGAGATATTGAAATTGCACCGGCACGGAAGGGCATTTGATTTCCACGGTGCCAGGAAGCGTCGCGGGCTGTTCGCCGTGCCGCACGCCCCACACGCGGTCTGGGCTGGCCCCCCAGCGCCCGTCCTCCGTCGTGATGATACCCACCGGGACGGTCTCGATATTCTGGACGATTTCCAGTTGGGCGGCGGCGAATGGCTCTTGTTCTTTCCCCCGCGCGATGTGTTCGATCTTGTCCAGGCTGTCCGCCTGCCAATTCAACAGCCGCCCGGCGATGATGCGACAAGCATATTTGTGTCGCGCTTCGGACGGTTTGCCTTGTTTCGGCGTCACGATCTGGTCAAATTCGGACGCTGTGGGGATGCCGGATCGGATCTGATACCACTCCGGCGTTCCCTGCTGGATATCCCAGTAGATTTTCACCGCGCCGCCCCTTTCTGCTGGATCACCGCCGCGAGTGTGTTTTTGATGGCTTGGTAAGCGCCGCCCACCTCGACTTCTTCCATTGATCGCACGTTGCCGCCAAACATCTTGGCCAGAAATGGCCCTTCCTGGCGCCCGGCCTCGGCCATCATGACGCGTAATTCGTCGGCCTGTTCTGGCGTGACGAACCGCTGGCCGCCCGCGTGGCCATCGTCGTCCTGGCCCTCACGGACGATGTTCAGTAGCATTTCCGCCACGTATCGCTTGCCATAAGAAATGGTCGAACCCATGGCCTGTAGGTTGTTCCGGCCCGGCCCGGCGTCCAACGGCAGAAACACGGTGGACGACACTTTGTGCCCCGCGATGTGCATGAGCGTCCCGGTAATCCCCGCGCCGCCGCCTTCGCGAAGGGATGATTCAAACCGAAGCGAAAATCCCTCAGCCGCCATCAAGGGCCGGATAATGGCGTCCATATCCTCCCATCGCGCGAACGGGATTGGCTTGCCTTTACCCAGGTCGATTGATCCGTTTTTTTTGACCCTTGGCATTTGTCCGGAAAGCCGAGAATATGCCTCGTTGAACGCCCGCTCAGCGTCCCGTTCCTCCATGCGGGTTTGCATCTCCATCAGAGATTGCAATTTCGTCACGTCTACATGCGGGTCTTTCGCCAAGGTGACGATTGCCCCTAACAGACTGACCGGCGATTGATCGATGACGACTGGCACCGCCTCCGCGCCAACAGAGACCAATTCCTTTGACTCATTAGCCATGTTTTTTTTCCGATACTGATCGATGATTACTCAGGTTTGCGTTCGATTTTCCGATACCGCACCGTCACGACCCGCTCATAGCCGAGCGGCCGTGTGATGGCGTCAGACGGTGGCCGACGCCCGCGCAACACGTCATGCGCGAATTGTGGCGACACCCCCGCCGCACGCGCCCAGGCACTGAGCGAGCCCGTCGCGGTGGCGCTTTTGCGTAGCAGAGCCAGGATTTGTGATTCGGTCATTGACGATCCATCCGTTGTGTGGCGTCAATCATACCGCTTGATGGTATTACGTCAAGGGGATTGTGAGATTATTTCCACAATCCCATCTTGTGCGCCTGCTTGACCGTCACTTTCCCCGTTGCGGCGCATTTCCGTGACGCACGAGCCGGTTTCTTCGCCGCCGCTTTCCGCCGATCCGCCAGGAATTTTTCATGCAGTTCAGCGGCGATGTTGGCGGCGTTGCCGTGAAGCTGGAACCCGGCCCGGATCAGGAAATCATGGACCTCGGGCACGGTGTAACAGACCGCGGTGGGGATGCTGTTCCGTTCCAGCGCCGCGATGGTGTCCGCCTGCCCGCGCGTGGGTTTGTTGTCGCCAACTTTCAATTCCCACTGC